TCAGTCCTAACGAGTTGGAGCTAGACCATGAATGAATGGGAAAAAGAACAAGAAGCGTTCCTGATCAAGATTGGTCAGACAGCGCCACCAGCACCAAAACCATCTACCAAGAAAGACGAGGAATAACCTAAATGGCAGTATTTCTAAACAACAAGGTCGGCGTTAAGGTTAACTCTGTCGATCTTTCAGATCATGCAACAGCGGTAACTATCAACCGCACATTCGATGAACTCGAAGTTACAGCCATGGGCGATAACGGACATAAGTTCGTTAAAGGCTTGGAAGCATCTTCTATCACTATCGACTTCCTAAACGACACAGCATCAGCCAATGTTCTTGCAACTCTGCAAGCTGCATGGGGCACAAATGTAACAGTCGTATTCTTGCAAGAAAAGGGAACTGCGGTCTCAGCGACTAACCCTCTTTACACAATGACATGCTTGGTTAACAACACAACCGATATCAACGGCGCAGTTGCAGACCTTTCAATGCAGAGCGTAACTTGGAATGTCTCAGGTACTATTGCAGTCACCACAACAGGTACATTCTAAACAACTAACTAAGGGGCAAAGCATGGCAAAACTAAAGGTAGTAAGGGTAGATGGAAGCGTTAACGAGTACGAGGTCACACCTGTAATCGAGTACGCCTTCGAGAACTACGCCAAGATGGGTTTTCACAAAGCCATCGTAGAACATCAGAAGCAATCTGATATCTACTGGTTGTGCTGGGAAGCCATTCGGCGATCAGGCGAAACCGTTAAACCATTCGGCGAAGCGTTCATTGAAACGCTAGTCAGCGTGGATGTGGTTGATTCTGACCCTTTAGGATAGACCGGAACTCAGTCTGCTATCTCGCGGCTCGCTTGAGTCATGAGTTTGGAGTTCCGTTCCAAAGCATCGTAGATTTATCTCCGATGGCTTTGCAGGCACACATCGAAGTATTAAAAGATATAGCAAAGGAGCGAGACAATGCCAGCAAGAGTGGTCGGCGGTCTCGCGCTTAGAAAAGCCTTGAAGAACTTCGAGCCTGATCTTGCTAAGGAAACTAGTAAAGAGATTGCATCTTTCGTGAAGCCACTAGCAAAAAACGCTAGGGGTTTTCTTCCGTCAAACGAAGAAGCCCCTAGCGGTTGGCTAAAGCGTGATAACGCTAAAGGTCGATGGGCTACTCGATACTATGATAAAGCAGAAGCAAGCAAAGGCATCGGCTACAAAACCTCACCAAGCAAGCCAAATAGTCGTGGCTTTAGAGCGCTTGCATCGGTTCACAATAAAAGCATTGGCGGCGTAATCTACGAGTGGGCTGGTCGCAGTTCTGGCGTTACTGGCAACTTTACTCCTAAACTGGGTGGTCAACTTAAAGGCCGCAACAAAGCCGTTACAGGTCGCGCTATCTTCCGAGCCTTTACAGAAGATCAAGGTAAAGCAACCGCTGGAGTTCTCCAGGCGATCCAGAAGTCTGCAGCTAAGTTTAATGCGCGAAAGGCTAATGTCTGATGGCTAGTTTAAGAATAGATATTGCCTCCGAGTTCACAGGCGCAAAAGCATTCACCAAGGCTGGCAAAGCTAGTTCTGGTCTCGAAAAGGGCGTTAAGAAACTTGGCGTTGCAATGGCTGCCGCCTTCTCAGTTGGCGCTATTACTTCATTCGGTAAAGCCGCAGTTAAGGCTTTTATGGATGACCAGAAGGCTGCCGCAGCCCTAGCCAATACATTAAAAAACTTAGGCGTGGACTTTGCAGTCGCAGCGAATGAAGAGTTCATCTCTAGCCTTGAGACCTCGACGAATGTTCTAGACGATAAACTTCGCCCAGCGCTAGGTAAGTTAATTACCCAGACAGGCTCATTGACTTATGCGCAAGACTTACTAACCAAGGCTATTGAAATCTCACGCGGGTCGGGTATCGCGCTCGAAACGGTAACATCAGATTTAGGCAACGCATTCGTAGGTAATATGAAAGGCCTCAAGAAGTACGCAACAGGTTTAACTAATGCCGAACTTGCTGGCATGTCTTTTGAGCAGATCATGGAAAGACTTAACGGTCAGTTCGCCGGATCGAGCGCTGCATACCTAGCGACTTACGCAGGCAAAATGGATGCGCTCACAGTCTCTTCTGAAAATGCTAAAGAGACTATTGGCAAGGGATTATTAGATGCCCTAACCATTCTTGCTGGCGGCGGTGAAAGCAGCATCACTTCAGTTACAGAGGCTATTGCTAAACTTGCTGAAGGCATAGGCAATTACTTTAGAGGCGTTGCCACCTATGTAAGAAACATCTATGACAATCCGATTATGAAGAACATAATCAAAGCCGCTATGTGGCTAATTAAACATTCGTCAACAGGCATCATATTAAGGCGAGTTGCTGGAGTAGGCAAGGAAACTAGGGAAGACGAAGAAACAACTCCTACATTAACTGCTGCCCAAAAGGCTTTACTAGCTGAGCAAAAGAAGCGTGCCATAGAGCAAGCCAAGTTAATTCGCGCCCAGAAAATTGCATCGGATAAGGCTAAGAAGCAGGCCGCAGACGAGGCGAAGTTAAAGAAGGCTAACGGCATCTTTGATATAGAACAGATCCAACTCGTTGCTGCCTTAAAGGGCAAACTTTCAGATGAAGATCGTAAGCGCGTTGAATTACAGATGGCAGTCCTGACTGGCAATACCTCAGAAGCGACTAAACTTGCAGGCGAGATCGCTAAGTCTCAAGGGCTGACCGAGGCTTTCGTTAAGTTTTATTCAGGCATTCCAAATGCTAAAGATCCTTTCGTTGGCTGGATCGAGACACTTAAAGAAGCTGCTCGACTAGCTGCTGCCGTTGCAGCAGGTAATTACAATGTAAGAACACCTACCTACAACGGCGCTGAAATAGCAGCCATAACTTCTACTTACGGTACAGGCGCAACTTCCGCCGGAGTCGGCAGGAATGGCGATGTAAATGTCTATGTCGCTGGCAATGTTGTATCGGAAGGCGATCTTGTTGAGTTGGTTCGTAATGGATTACTTGAAGGTTCTCTATCTGGATCTGCTTCCTCGATCGGCAGACTCAAGGGTTCATTCCAGCCGTGACATTACCTGCTCAGATAGCGGTTAGCTTCGACTTTACATCGGGCGCGACCTTCTCATACCCCTTCACTTTGGGTGACATTAAGTACGGTGTTTTAGGCACAGGCACACTCGCTTCTAGCACTACTCCAGAGCCAACCATTGACTTAACTCCCAATGTCAGGCAGATATCTATTCGCCGCGGTCGTAACATCATGCGCGACACTTACGAGGCTGGCACTTGCACGGTTAGAGTCTATGATCCAGACGGCGCATGGAATCCTCAGAATATAAATTCTCCGTTTTTTGGCTTCCTGACTCCGCTTCGTAAGCTGCGAGTATCTGCAACAGTAGGCGGAGTTGGTTACTTCTTATTTTCTGGCTATACAACTGACTATAAGTATTCTTATGACCAGAGCGAAAGCATGGGTTTCGTAGATATTAGTTGCTCAGATGCTTTTAGACTTATGCAGCAAGCTACGGTTACTACAGTTACAGATGCTACTGCTGGTCAAGATACTGGCACACGAATTAACAAGATCCTAGACCAAGTGCAGTTTCCAACTTCCATGCGTACTACGGATTTGGGAAATACGACCTGTGTGGTCGATCCTGCAACAGCTAGAACTGCTTTGGATGCCATTAAAAATGCAGAATTCTCTGAGCAGGGAGCAGCGTACTTTGACTCAGAGGGAACATTTAACTTTATCAACCGTACTAATGTGATTAAGAAATATGGCGAGACTCCGATCGAGTTTAACCAATCTGGCGGTATTCCTTATTCAAACCTAGCTTTCGCCTTCGATGATAAGTTGATTATCAACAGTTCTGGCATGACTCGTGTAGGCGGTACAGAGCAGGTCTCAGAGGATGCAGCTTCTATCGCTAAGTACTTCCCTCATCAAAGCAATCAGACCAACCTCGTAGCCCAGACAGATGCAGACACTCTAAACATTGCAAAGATATATGTGGCAACTCGCAAAGAAACAACAATCCGCATCGATGCCATGACGGTCGATTTACTCGATCCAGATGTACCGACTGCGACTATGCTGGATCTGGATTACTTCCAGCCTTTGCGGATACAGAACATTCAGCCAGATGGCTCAACTATCGTTAAGACACTACAAGCTCAAGGACTTGCATGGGATATCACGCCAAATTCCATGAAGGTTGTTGTGACCACGCTCGAGCCTATAATCGAAGGGTTCCTGATCGGGAGCCCTGTATCGGGTATAATCGGACAATCAATCATGGCGTACTAGGAGATATAAATGGCAACAGGCTTTCCAGCAAGCACAGGCGATGTCCTAAGCGCGGCTATGTACAATGGACTCACTTCATTCTCAGTAGGCGCGGCTAATACAGCCGACTACACAGCGGTCTTGGCAGACCAATATCAGAGCCTAGAGATCATGAATAAGGCAACTGCTATCGCCTTTAAGATCCCAACCGATGCCTCAGTAGCATTCGAGATCGGCACAGTCCTCACAGTTCTCAATATCGGGGCTGGACTATGCACCATCTCGGCAGTAACACCTGGCACAACCACAGTCCTTTCAGCCGGTGCAACAGCAGCTTCTCCAACCCTTGCACAATATAAGTCAGCAGCCTGCATCAAGACCGCTGCTAATACTTGGTATGTCGTGGGTGCGATCGCATAATGATCGCTAATCAAATTGCTGGACTTATGGGAGTTAGCGCGCCTATTGCGCTGACCGATTATGAGTCTATTGCCACCATGAATGCTGCGGCTGGCGGCTCGGCTTATTTAGAATTTACCTCTATTTCTAGTGCTTACAAACATCTTCAAATTAGAGGAATTGCTAGAAATTCCACTTCGGGTTCAGGTTTCCAAATTGGATATATAACTTTTAATTCTGATACTGCATCCAATTATTCTTTACATAGACTTCAAGGCGATGGCACTAATGCAACCGCTTCGGGAACTGCTAACACCGCGTTTATTTCAACAGCCACAGAACCACAGGCAGGGGATACCGCGAATACTTTTGGTGCATTTATTATTGACATTCTTGATTATTCGAATACTAATAAAAATAAAACCGTTCGCAGCCTAGACGGCGTAGATACAAACGGAGCAGGAGTTATCGCTTTACGCTCAGGCGCTTGGCGCAATACTGCCGCTATTAGCACTATTCGAATTACTGCTTCATCTAATAACTTCTTGCAATACTCATCCTTCGCTCTGTATGGGATTAAATAATGCCAGCAACTTATGAACCAATAGCGACTCATACATTATCTAGCGCACAGGCTAGTTATACTTTTACCAGCATCACTTCCGCTTATACCGATCTAGTCGTAGTAATGAATGGATCTGTAACATCTGGCGCGGTTAGCGTTGGATTAACTTTCAATGGCGATAACGGTACAAATTATTCTATGACTTATCTTTACGGTTCTGGCACAAGCGCTACTTCTGGCAGAAGTTCGACTAGCGCTAATATCTATTGTATGGATATTTCCACTTCAAACTCAACTTTGATTTGCCAAGTGCAAAACTACTCAAATACCACGACTTTCAAAACAAGCCTTCAAAGAGGAAACGCTGCTTCAAACGCAGTAACTTCAACAGTCGGACTATGGCGCAATACTGCGGCAATTACGAGCCTGACATTATCTAATAGCAATACTTTTATTACAGGCTCAACCTTTACCCTATATGGAATTAAGGCGGCATAATGGCTAACACTTATGTAAAGATAGGCAGCACCGTTGAGGTTGGAGCAGGTGGTCAGGCCGCGATTGATTTCACTTTAATACCTGCAACTTACACAGACTTGCTTATGGTTGTATCTGCCCGAGGAACAGCGAACTTTGCTGGTAATGGACAGTATTACGACATCAAGATAAATAACTCATCAGCAAACCTCACCCAACGATATATACAGGGCAACGGTTCAGCCGCTTCGTCTGGATCATCTAGCAGTAGCACTGGTAATTATATGAACCCAAGTGATTACACAGCCAGCACCTTTAGCAATAACTACATCTATTTCCCGAATTATGCAGGATCTACTAACAAATCTTTTACTACTGACTCGGTAAATGAAAACAATGCTACTGCGGCTTATCAGATTATGACTGCTTATCTATGGGCGCAGACCGCAGCAATTAACCAAATCACTTTAACACCAGGCGGCGGCAACTTTGCACAATACTCAACAGCAACCCTCTACGGCATCAAGAACTCATAAGGAGACAAAATGGCAGACACAAAGATCATCGTTAACTGCGAGACAGGCGAAGTCTCTGAGGTTGAACTAACAGCCGAGGAGATTAAGCAGCGCGAAGCAGATGCGATCGCTTACGCAAAGGCTAAGGCAGATGAGGAGCAAGCGGCAGCCGAGAAGGCTGAGGCTAAGGCTGCTATCGCAGAGCGCTTAGGTTTAACTAAAGATGAATTGGCTATCTTGCTGGGATGAAACCCAAGTTATGCAAGGCAGGTCAGCAGCTAAGAGAGCAGTTCGATGACACCTACCCAGACCGTGATCGCACTTCCGATGGCTGGATCGCCGATGCCCGCCATATTGCAGCGGGTACTAGCGACCACATACCTGATTCATCGACTGGGATTGTTAGAGCGATCGACATCGATCGAGATGTCTCTGGTAAGGCAAAACCTGATCTCATGCCCGATATTGCTGATCAACTTCGCAGACTTGCCAAGACAGACAAGCGCATTGCCTACATCATCTTCGCCGGACGAATTGCATCGTCTCGCATGGGCTGGCGCTGGCGAAAGTACAAAGGATCTAATCCGCATAAGCATCATTGCCATATTTCTTTCAGCCGCAAAGGTGATGAAGATGGTTCGTTCTTTAATATCCCGTTACTAGGAGGCACAGCATGAACATGAAAAACCCTTACATCCTTACAGCAGGTGCATTCTTATCTGCTTGGGCTGCATCTAACTTCGCAGCGGATTACCGCTCGATCCTTTGGGCAGTACTAGCTGGGGTCTTTGGATATGCGACACCTAAACGATGACAACTCAGGACTACTTAAATCTTTATATTGCCACGCTTGCGATAGTGGGTGGATTAGCTGGATATGTGATCACGCACTTGCTGTCGGAGATTAAACGCCTTAATGGGCGTGTCGATGAGATCTACAACATACTCTTAGAGCGACAATAATCCTATGGCTCGCAAGAAGGCTATCGACTTAGAGGCTTACTCTATGCTCGATCAGTACTGCATCGGGCTAAATGAGTATTACAAATCGCTAAGACGAGCAGGTTTTAGCACTGAGATGGCTTTGGCTATCTTGCTTGAGCCTCTAACTTATCCGGCAACGATCTTGCCTACTCCTAATTGGCTTCCACAACTTCCCGACTCCATCCCTTACGATGATGATGATGAGGATTAACAATGAAAAGAACTGTAATCGTTCCCGATCTACAAGTTCCATATCACGATGAAGTTGCTGTCCGCAATGTTGCATCTTTTATTAAGGCATACCGCCCAGATAGCGTCATTACACTGGGAGATGAAATCGACCTCCCACAGATCAGCCGATGGTCAGACGGAACGCCAGGCTGGTACGAGCAGACACTAGCTGAGGATCGAGACCTAGCAGTCGAGGTTCTATGGTCTCTAGTCGAGCATTCTAAAGAAGCTCACATGATCCGTTCTAATCACACAGATCGTCTTTACAATGTGATCATGAAGAAGATCCCTGCATTCTTGGCTTTGCCAGAGTTACGCTTTGAACGCTTCATGCGTTTAGACGAGTTAGGCATCACCTATCATAAGAAGCCTTACGCCTTTGCTAAGGGCTGGGTAGCAGTTCATGGAGACGAGCAGGGCATTAACCCTAATGCGGGTCTCACAGCCCTTGGAGCGGCTCGTAGGCATGGTTTAAGCGTGGTCTGTGGTCACACTCACCGAGCAGGTTCATCGGCCTTTACAGAGGCATCTGGAGGCAAAATAGGGCGCATCCTGAGAGGCGTAGAAGGTGGGCATCTAATGGATGTTCGTAAGGCGGGATATACCAAGGGAACTATGAACTGGCAGCAAGCCTTTATTATTGTTGAAGATACCCAAGTGACCCTTATTAACATTGAGAAGGACGGCACCTTTGTAGTTGCTGGTCGGCGTTATGGACGATCTCGATAACGACATCAAACGCACTATTGACGATGCGATGGATGATGGAGAATTGTTACCGTTTCGTTATCTAAATGTATTAGGCGCTGTCTGCTAGCCATGCAACACTTATGCCAAGAAGGTGCGAAGGGCGCACTAGAAGGGCAGTAAATGAACATCTATGAAATCGGAATACTGATGAGTCTCTGGACTCTCAGCTGCGTGTGGTTCTACACCATGGGCATCAACACAGGTTACATCGAAGGCCGCAAAGCAGTTCGTAAGTTCTACGAGCAGCGCGATAAGGTAAGAGCATGAATGCGCGTGATTACCTCAACGAAGCCAAGGCAACAATCCAAGACCGAGGTCTCGACTACGGTCATCCGTCAGACAATATGGCAAGAACGGCTGCCCTCTGGAGCAGTTATCTGGAGATGCCAATTACAGATTATCAAGTTGCGACATGCATGGCACTCGTCAAAATAGCCCGAAGCATGGAAACTGCTAAGGTCGATACTTATGTGGATGCGGTTGCTTATCTAAGCATTGCCGGTCAACTTCACACAGAGGAAAATGAACTCTATGTTTAATCTAGAAGATTATGAGACAGTAGAAGAACGCCTAGTTAAGTTCTGGAAGGAACATCCCGATGGTCGAATTGACACTACTTTGGTTGAGTCAACGCTTCAGCGATTTATTATTAAAGCTGCTATTTATAGAACTGAAGTGGATGCACAGGCTTGGACAACTGGCTTTGCAGAGGAAACCGTCTCAACGCGAGGAGTTAATTCTACTTCGGCGCTTGAGAATTGCGAAACGAGTGCGATCGGCAGGGCTTTGGCTAACGCAGGTTATGCTTCGAAAGGCAAACGCCCTAGCCGCGAGGAGATGTCTAAAGTCAAAGCATCTGAAACAAAGCCTTTCGCAGAGAAGCTAGCGGATAAGATCACAATGCCAGCCGAGGATGATCCTTGGACAACTAAGGCAGTAGGAGAAGCGCCATCGAGTGCTGATGCAATAGCACTAGTTCAAGATGTACTAGGTGCAGTCAAGATAGATAAAGACATTCCACTCTGTCGCAACTGTCATGACCATAAGCCTATGCAATGGAAAACAGGCGTAAGCGCTAAGAACAATAAGCCATGGGGTAAGTTCGACTGCTATGTATGTCGAGATGTGATGTGGTACAACATTGCAGCTGATGGCACTTGGAAGCCACAAGAGGTTAAAGCATGAGCAGCTTGCAATTTATGAACCAAGACGGCGAATGGGAGAACTTTCCTACTGATGATGAACTAGCAGAGAAGGCCAAGCATCAGGAATTACTAGCTGCACTACAGGTTAGGATTATCTGTCATCTATGTAATGAGCCAGTTCCTAAAGAGCAATTAGCATTCTGGGTACAGGGTACTGTGCTCACATGGTCATGCAAGAAGTGTCACGCAGTTAATGTCTCAAAGTAGAAAACATCGCGGCTTTCGCACAGAGCGCGTAGTTGCAGAGTATCTGAGGCGCTGGTGGGAAGGCGCATCAGTAGGTCGAGGTTCTGGGCGTGACATTCTCAATGTTCCGTTCGACTGCGAGGTTAAAGCGCGCACAGGACTCGATGTAGTAGGAACACTCCGCCAGATCGAGAGTCGTACTAAGGAAAGTGGCTTATTGGGGTTTGCTGCTTTCAGACTCAATGGACAAGGCGAACATGCTGAGGATTATGTAGCAATGCTACGTCTTAGCGATCTGGTGGAGTTACTACTAGCTGCGGGCTATGAAGACCGAAAAGATGTTGTGCAAGAGTCAGAGATCGAGCGTTGCAATGGTTGTGGCGAATGGACTGTTGCCGGTAATTGTCGATCATGTGAGGATCAGTAATGCCCATATATGAGTTTGAATGTACGAATGATTTATGCGAAGCCAATCTTCGTTATGAGAAGGAGTTAAAGATAAATGAACCACACGATGTTGAATGCGGGTTCTGTCATGAACCGATGCGCAAGATTTACAGTTCTTTCGGGATCTCGTTTAAGGGATCTGGCTTCTACAGTACTGATAAGTAATGTGTCTAACATCACATATAATGTATGTCCGAATTGGGGTAATTTGTAATGATTAGATCCTTGACAGGCTCGGTACTCTTACGGCTAGAAGCCTTTAAGGGCTTCAGAGCGCGCCCGAAAGGCGCAGCGCGCTCGGTAGCAGTCGCTATTGGGATACTTCTATCT